TCGCATCTGTTACGCGCTTGGAGTTGGTCGCGTTGCGCTCGAAGATTGGCTCAATAAACCAGAGAACGAAGGTCTCTCCTCGCGTGCGCGCGCGAAGGCTGCGGATGACATGGTGGCAGAAAGCATACTAATTGCTGACGAAACAGATGTGGAAGAGGTACAAAAGGCTAGATTACGGGTGCAAACGCGCCAATGGGTGGCTGAAAGATGGAATCCAGCAGCGTATGCGCAGAACAAAATGCCTTCGGTGCAGGTCAATTTGTCTGGAATGCGACTGGATGCGTTGCGTCGGATCGAGGTCGTCGAAGATGTATCCACAGAGACAAGTTGTCCTAGTTATCCACATTTGTGTGGAAACTGGCGAAGTTATCCACAAAAACGCTTACAAACCTGTGGATAACAGCAAAATAACTTTACATAATGAACATAGTGTAAAGTAGGTGAAGAATTTAGTATTCATTTCTGCCTGTTTTCTGCTGACTGATTCGGGTTTACCCCCCCCTTCGATCTGCGCGACGGGGCGGGCTGAAACTGCACCTAAACACCTACCGAACCCACACCCCCCACACCCCCCTACTCACACCGCCACACTCCCACAAAAAAATAAAAAAAATCAAGGCACAATCCTGACATGACGACAGAATCAACTGCACCAGTAAAAAAGGGACTACACCCACAGGTCAAGGAGACGCTAGACCGCATCCACGACAAGAAGCAAGACGAACTCTCCAAAAATCCATTTGTTGCCTTCACCATCCGCTACAAGAATAATCCAGTCCTCTTCGTCAAGGAAGTCTTAAATGCCAACCCAGACACTTGGCAAGAGACCTTCCTAACCCACATCGCCAAGGGCAACCGCAGAATATCGGTTAGATCAGGTCATGGCGTAGGCAAGTCCACAGCAGCGAGCTGGGCGATCATCTGGTATCTACTCTTACGGTATCCAGTCAAGGTGGTCGTCACCGCACCGACATCCAGCCAGCTATACGACGCACTCTTTGCGGAACTAAAGCGCTGGGTGAAAGAGTTGCCTGAGACCTTGAGGGATATGCTCGAAGTCAAGCAGGACAGGATTGAGGTCAAGGAGGCAGCGACAGAGGCTTTCGTGTCCGCAAGGACATCGAGGGCAGAGCAGCCCGAAGCACTGCAAGGTGTCCACAGCGAGAATGTGATGCTGGTGGCTGACGAGGCATCGGGTATCCCAGAGGCTGTTTTCGAAGCTGCTGCTGGCTCAATGTCTGGACACAATGCCGTCACCCTACTGCTTGGCAACCCTGTCAGAAGTTCGGGGTTCTTTTACGACACCCAGAACCGACTGGCGAACGACTGGGTGACGATGAAGGTGAGCTGCAAAGACTCTCCAAGGGTCAGCGAAGCCTACATCGAAGAGATGAAGTCGCGCTACGGTGAAGAGTCCAATGCATACCGAATAAGGGTACTGGGTGAGTTTCCAAGGTCTGACGACGACACCATCATCCCGATGGAACTCATAGAACTCGCCAAGCACAGGGATGTTGAGACATCTCAGCACGCAAAACTGATCTGGGGCTTGGATGTCGCACGCTTTGGTGGCGACAGGTCTGCACTCAGCAAAAGACAAGGCAACGCATTGATAGAACCCACGAAAGTGTGGAAAAACCTCGACTTAATGCAACTGACTGGCGCTGTCGTCGCAGAGTGGGAAGCCCTACCGCCAAGCCAGAGACCGCATGAGATCATGGTTGACTCGATTGGACTTGGTGCTGGCGTAGTAGATCGATTGCGAGAACTCGGTCTTCCAGCGCGTGGCATCAATGTCTCCGAGTCTCCAGCGATGGGTACGACTTATCGAAATCTAAGGGCAGAGCTTTGGTACAAGGCGAAGGCGTGGTTCGAGGCGCGTGACTGTCGCATCCCCAATGATGAGGAGCTGGTGGCTGAATTGGCTACTGTCAGGTACTTCTTTACATCGAGTGGAAAGATGCAAGTCGAGGGCAAGGACGACATTAGAAAGCGTGGCTTGAAGTCACCCGACAAGGCTGACTCCTTTGTCTTGACCTTTGCGAGTGACGCTGCCGTCTCCATGTTTGGTGCGAATACAAGCCAAAAATGGTCTCAGCCGTTGAAAAGAAATCTCTCAAGAGTTGCATAATCCACATACCTAAACATTTGGAGGGGAAAGCTATGATGAAAAAGACCAAGACAGAGAAGAAAATCTCTAAGGTTTACAACGAATTCAAGGCAGGTAAGCTGCACTCAGGCAAAGGCGGTCCAGTCGTCAAGAGCAAGGCTCAAGGCTTGGCTATCGCTTTGTCCTCTGCTGGCGTGAAGCAGAAAAAAGGAAAAATGTAATGGCAACCTCATACCCCAAGAGCTTACAAGGCGCGATGGATCAGATGATGAATCAGAATGACACATCAAGCTGCCCAGCTCCAACGCAAGACATTACCCTGAACCTAAAAAACCGCGCCAAGGCGATCACTACCGCGAAGTACGGTCCTGAGAATCCAGCACTACCAAACACCCCGTTTTGGGCAAAGAAGGCAGACACTTGGGATGTCACTGTGGACGAGGCAAAACAATCTCGTTGCGGAAACTGCGCAGCGTTCAATGTCTCAGACTCCATCAAGCAATGCATTGCTGACGGCATCGGCAACGAAGCAGACCCGTGGGGAACTATCAAACTCGCTGACCTTGGGTATTGCGAGATTTTTGACTTTAAGTGCGCAGCGTCCAGAACCTGTGATGCTTGGGTCGTCGGTGGTCCGAATGAAGGCGACTCTGGTGACGGTGAAGACATGGGCGACGGTGAAGACGAATCATCTGAGTCATTGATCAACATAAATATTGAAAGTAAGGACTAAGCCATGAAGATGGGACTTTATGCCAATATCAATGCCAAGCAAAAGCGTATCGCTGCTGGCTCTGGCGAGAAGATGAACAAAGTCGGCTCTAAGGCAGCTCCAAGTGCTGCCGACTTTAAGCAAGCAGCCAAAACAGCCAAGAAGCCGAAGGCTAAGAAGTGAGTGCAGCTTGGCAGAGGAAAGAGGGTAAGAACCCAGCGGGGGGCTTAAACGCGAAAGGTCGTGCCTCTGCGAAAGCTGAAGGCATGAACCTCAAGCCCCCCGTCAAGTCAGGCGATAACCCAAGGCGAGCAAGTTTCTTGGCTCGCATGGCAGGAAATGCTGGGCCAGAGTACAAGGACGGTGAAAAAACCCGTTTATTGTTGAGTCTCAACGCATGGGGCGCGTCCAGTAAGGCAGATGCCAAAGCGAAGGCAAAGGCGATCACAGCGAGAAACAAGGCAAAGTGAGGTTTTAAAAATGTTTAATTCTGTACATGAATTTGTTGATTTCTGGATCAAAAGTGGGAGACCTATAAGCCCTCCATTTGAAAATCCAGTCTTTACGACAGACATTGCATATTCATTAGTCTTGTTTAGAAAAGACAACTGTCAAGTAGAACTCTACACCTGCAAGCCAAACACACAAGCACCTTGGCATGGGCATCCCAATGTAGATTCTTTCTTTATTTATCTTGGCGGAAATATAGATTTTGGACAACCCGACGGGACATTTGCGCAAACCGCACACCTCCAGCAAGCAAGAGAGGATGGCTCTCATGTTTTGCTTGGTCAAACAGCAGAGGCGCTAGACGGGGCAAGGCACACATTAAAGGTCGGACCAGAGGGTGGTGCTTTTTTAAGTTTTGAAAAATGGAACGACAAAATTCCTACTTCTGTCACCATTAACTGGGAAGGCGATCCAGTAGGTGAAGAGCACGAATCTTCGTTAAACAACGCAAAATGATCCCGATCTGCATATCGACGGTCAACGGCAAGGGTTTGCCAGTTCTGCTTGAGTCCATCAAGCAATACGCACCAGAGGCATTTGTCTACCTTCGAGGTCCTGAGCGCGTTGTCTCTGGCTACAAGAACGCAAGGCTTATCTTTGGCGAACCCCGTAACTTTGGCGAAGACTACAACGAAGTAATCGACGACGCATTGAAGTACGCACAGGCTTGCATCGTCTGCAATGACGATGTGGTGCTGACACCGAACTCTTACCAGCGATTGCTCGAAGATGTTGAGGTTATCCGCGAGCTGGAGATAAATGTCGGCTGGGTGGGTGCGCGAAGTGACTATGTGCGTCCTATGCAGAACATTCGCTACAACCCAGATGGCGATCACCTAGAGATGTGCAGGTTCAAGTCCGAGCAGTTCATTCGCAATGTCAGCGCCATCGCACCGATCTTTGCGTACATAAGTAGAGACGCATGGCATCACGGCAGATTTCCCCCACTTAACTGGTTCTCTGACGATGTGAGCTGCGCAGACCTCAGCAATCAGGGCTACGAACACTTTGTCTCTAGCGCCTATGTCCATCATGTCGGCAGCCAGACCACGGGACAAAACGCAAAACAACTAACTGCCGAGGCGATGCCTTGGATAAAAGAGCACCGTCCACAGTATGCACAACGATTCTTTGGTACTTAACTTAGGCTCTGGCAAAGACTTTCGAGAAGACTGCATCAACGCAGACATACAACTGCGCGTCAAGCACGACTGGTTACTCGACATCTGCAATGTGCCTTGGGGCGACGCAATCTCCACAAGGCTTGGCGACTTTGATATACAGCCAGAAATGTTTGACGCTATTCTTGCGAATGATGTGCTTGAGCACCTGCCCGATCTGGTCGGTGCAATGACTAGTTGCAAGAAGTTACTCAAAGTCGGTGGCGAGATGCGCATCCATGTGCCGTATGACTTGAGTTATGGCGCTTGGCAAGACCCGACGCACCTTCGCGCATTCAACGAAAAGTCGTGGCTTTATTACACAGACTGGCATTGGTATCTTGGCTGGGAAGATCGGTTTTATGTGACTCACTTGGAATTTAGGTTAAATCCCATCGCACAAGACCTAAAATTGACGCAAGAAGAACTGTTAAGGACTCCGCGAGCTGTGGACTCCATGTATGTCGTATTGACTAAGGGTACAAAATG